GTTTGGAATGCTATATCGGGTGCGTTTACATCTGCAATTAGCGGCATTCAGACAGCTTGGAGCGGCATTACAGGTTTCTTCAGCAATCTATGGACTGGGATTACGACCACGGCATCAGCTGCTTGGACAGCATTCACAACCACTCTCTCAGCTATCTGGCAAGGTGCTGTTACCGCAGCAACGGCAGTTTGGAACGCGCTATCCACATTCTTCACGACTCTTTGGAATGGAATAGTTGCAGTAGCCACTGCTGTATGGTCAACCTTTGGCGGTTCTCTGACGACAATTTGGAATGGGATTGTCCAAGTTGCTACCGGTGTTTGGAACATGCTTAAAGCAGTTATTATGGGCCCCATTCTTATTGTCATTGATTTGCTTACTGGAAATTGGACACAGTTAAGTGCTGATCTTCAGCTTATCTGGAACAGCATTGTTTCCGCCGCTGGACAGATCTGGAATGGTCTTGTTACGTATTTCTCCGGTATTTGGAGCCTTATTCAAACTTATGCAATGACTGTTTGGAATACTTTGGTTTCAGCTTTAGAGGGGCTTTGGAATGGCGCAGTATCTGCCGCTTCCGCTATTTGGAGTGCGCTTTCGTCATTTTTCAGCGGATTATGGAGCGGTATTGTGTCTACCACTGAGGGCGTATGGAACAGTGTTGTTTCATTCTTATCAGGACTATGGAGCGGAACAGTCAGCACAGCCGAGGGAATTTGGAACGCACTTCCCGGATTCTTTTCCGGATTGTGGAACAGCATTACATCATTTTTTTCATCAGCTTGGAACAATATAAAGTCTATTGTGATTGGAGCTGCTACTAGTATTTTTAATGGTGCTAAGGCTGTATGGTCTGGTTTTACTGGCATGGTAAGTGGAATAGTTAATGGCATCAAAGGAGCATTCAATGCGCTTCGTAATTTTAGCCTGGCTGACGCTGGCCGCGCTATCATGGATAGCTTCTTCAATGGCCTCAAAGCGGCTTGGGGGAAGATCACCGATTTTGTTGGCGGAATTTCTTCTTGGATTCGCAAGCATAAAGGCCCAATCAGTTACGATGCCAAGCTGCTCATACCTGCTGGTAACGCCATCATGAACGGATTAAATGCAGGACTTACTGACAAGTTCTCAGACGTCCAAAAGAATGTTTCGAGCATGGCACAAGCTATTGTTGACAGTGCTGCAGTTACGATGCCGGCAGTGAATACTTCTCCATTTGATGCGTCTTTGCAGTCGCTTAATAACAGTGTACAGGGCGCAACCTTGTCTTCAAATCTTGATGTCAACTACACTCGCAAGCAAACGATTGAGGTTCCTATTTACGTTGACAGCCGAGAGGTTGCTCGTGTAACCGCAAACCCAATGCAAACAGAGCTAAGTCGCATGACACGAATGAGCAATCGACGAAAGGGGCTATTTTAATTTTGTATGATTTCAGGGAAACAACGCCCTTCACGGGTTCTGATGATAATCAGCGCCCAGCAGAGGCGATGCTAATAGATGGCCATTACATTGAAGACTTGATTCCGGGTTATAGCACGCTACAAGTCAGTGGCCGAGAACTACTAAGCCAGTCAATCGAAAAACAAACGATTGGCAAGTCAGATGGTGAGTTTATCCAGTATGTTCGGAACCCTTCTCGTGAGATTGTTGTTGGCTACAGGCTTGCAGCAGCGGACAATCTTTCGTTCCGACAGGCATTCTATAAGCTCAATGACATACTTCACGGTGAGAACCATCAGGTTTCTTTCAACGATGACCCATCAAAATATTGGATTGCTACTTTTTCTGATATTGACGATGTTCCTAAAGGCCGGAATGCGATCACTTCTTCGTTCACGCTATTTGTTCCCGATGGCATTGCGCACTCGGTAGCCACGCAGACGGCTGACGGTGAACCGTGCCATAGCTTCACACGCCAGTGCATCCAACACAACCATTGTGGATGGGTATGAAATTTTGATGGGTCTTTCAGAAGACTTAGCAGGGAAGACCATTACTACTTCGGCTAAAGTTATCGTTACCAATTATCAAGGCAAGATAGATCCCAATAGTGGTGACCCCGATATTGAGATTAAAGATGGCATGAGTACAGGAAACTGGAATGGTTTGATTAACCCTATCAATGTCACTGGCAACGGTGTGTATACATCAGCGCCGAGTACAACGATAAAGAATCCCTTAACTGGGACATCCAATCAGTTTGGTCTTAAAATGTACAATCTGAATGCCACCATCGAAGTCTGGATTAAGGTTGAGCTAGGCACTTCAGCTTCACCATGGTCGCCTAACCCAGCGGATCCTGAATATTATACCGACACCATCACGGTGCCTAATGCTGGAACTTATCCGTCTGAACCAGTTATCGAGGCTACTATCAACGGTGATGACGGCGTACTAACTGCTATTAATGATCAGGGCAGTGTGCTACAGTTCGGCTCTCCCGATGAGACTGATGGCTTTGTGAAGCAAAAGTCTGAACGCGTTTATCATCTCGATTTCAATCAGACGCCAACAGGGGTAACGCTCAATAATGGGGTTACGGCTTTTCCTTACTATGAGCATGGCAATGATGCCAACGTACAGTCGGGACCGTTTGGATATGCAAATGGTATTGCCTACCCGTCCACTGAACGAACCGCTTCCAATTACTGGAATGGGCCTTCAATGAGCGGCACCATTCCGAAAAATTCGAATGGCTCTAACACGGCTAATTTTCAGTTTGTCAATCGTGTCAATGTTGGGACGAATGCCGCAGAAGTAGGCCGTTTCGAGTTCAATTTGACGTTTCAAGGCAAGATTGTCGCTTCTCTTGCGCTGTTTGACGATAGTGCCTCTAATGACCAGTGGGTTTTCTCCGGCACAGTCTATGATGGCAGCCAAGCACAGATGCTCTTCTTTGACATACTGCCACGCAATTACTATCGTGACGGCAACTACAATGCCGTTATCACAAAAATGGGTGATCAGTTAACCTTCCGTTTGGATCGCATTGATTTAGGCGATGGCGGCATTGAGACACGAACAGTATCAGGCTTCTCTAGTGTGCCAATTGACGGTTGGACAGCTTGGTTCCCCGGATTCTCTGATCAACGTGGTTGGTCAATTAACTGGCAAGACAGCTACTTTGAGTGGATTAACGTTGATTACTGGGACGATATTCCTAACCGCTTCAAAGACGGGGACGTTGTGAAAATTGATGTTGCTAATCGACGTGTTCTTGTCAATGGTGCAGAAGATCGGACACTGCAAACAATCGGCAATAATTGGGGCGGCTTCAAGATTCAGCCCGGCAATAACACCATCGAATTGCTCACATCAAGCTGGGCAAAGCAGTGTAAGGCTGAAGTATCTTGGCAGGAGGCATGGCTATGAAAGATTTTTATTTTGTGGATAGATCATCATGGCACTTGCTCGGCATTGCGACTGCTGGCGGTGATGGGGTGATCCACATTGTCGATGATACTGATGATCAGCTTATCTCAGCAGGTGCTCGCACCTATTCAGGAACCATTCTGTTCACCCCTGAACTGTCTTCTAAGGTTCAAACCATGGCAGCACGTGGCAATTACATTTTGTATATGGATGAGCGCAATAAAGCAGTCTTTATGACAATTATGGAATCAAGTCATGATCCGCTTGCTGGTGAGGAGACATTCACTGCTGAAGATGCTGGTATTGATTTGATTAACGAGACCGTTGGTCCCTATAAAGCTCAACAAGCAATGGGTATCGCCGACTATATTAGCCTATTCACGAATGACTCGGGTTTCGAAATCGGTCTTAACGAGATCCCTAATTTGAAGCGAACGCTTGAATGGACTGGCGAGTCTGACACCACTTTAAATCGCATTCTATCTGTTGCGACTCAGTTTGATAATGCTGAACTAGACTTTAGCTTCGATGTGTCTGGAACAACGGTTGTGCGCCGCTTAATCAACATTCATAAGCGCATAGGTGCTGATAGAAACATCACGCTGTATGTTGATAAAGACATCAATAAGATTGTGACGTCCGGCAGTATTTATGATCTCTATACGGCCGTCACACCGACAGGGGGTACGCCTGAAAGCAAAGATGGCGAGACCACTGATCAACAGCCAATCACACTTGAAGGTTATCAGTGGACAGATCCCGATGGTCGTTACGTATTAACAAAAGAGGGAGTTTTGCTAGATCCGGTAGCCAACCAAACATGGAGCAGGCTTTTAGCCAAAGGTGGTTCGCCGAGTGTCAATGCAGCGTATATCAATCGTGTTGTCACTTATACGGCTACTTCGCAAGCGACTTTGCTTCAATCTGCACTCTCTGATCTTAAGGCTCACAATCATGAAGCAGTCAATTATGAGACTGACATTGCTGTGCTGCCACAAAATATCAACATTGGTGACACAATTCATTTAGCTGACGAGGATGAACACTTGTATCTGTCGGCTCGCTTGCTCGAGCTCAAATCAAGCTATTCCATGGACACACACACAGCAACATTGGGAGACTACCTCATTGAGCATGAACAGGTAGCAGCCCAATATCGGCAACTTGCTGAGCAGATCAAAAATTTGCCTAAAACGGTTCAATACTATCCATGGATTCGCTATGCCGATGATGACAAGGGCACTAACATGTCAGCTTTCCCAACTGATAAGAAATACATGGCATTCAGGTACAGCAACAAGTCATCCGTGCCAAGTGACAATCCGGCTGATTACGCCGGCAAGTGGGCATTGATTAAGGGCGCTGATGGTGCTGATGGTGTTCCCGGTGCAAAGGGTGCAGATGGCCGTACAAGCTATTTTCACACCGCTTGGGCGAATGATGTAAGCGGTCAAAGTGGGTTCACGGTATCCGGTGGTGATGGCAAAAAGTATATTGGCACGTATAGCGACTTCACACAGGCAGACAGCACTAATCCGGCTGATTACAACTGGGCGCTTTTTAAAGGTGAAGACGGTGATGTGGGACCCAAAGGTGATCAAGGTTTGCCCGGTGCCAAGGGTGCCGATGGCCGTACTGCCTATACTCACTTTGCTTACGCAAATAGTCAAGATGGGAAGACCGACTTTTCAACAACTGATTCTAATCGCAAGTACATTGGTTTCTACAGCGACTTCACATCTGGCGACAGCACGAATCC